GGCACGGAAAATCCCTGGGGCACTGAACTCAGTCTGCCACCAATCAGATCAGAGGACTGGAATAGACTGAGTGAATGGTTATGGGACTTTGAAACTGATACTCTGTATACACTGAAAGAGTTGGTGGCAGAATATGAAAAGACAAACCCAAAGATTACTTGGTTGAGAGAACGGGACTTGGAGAAATACGGTAATGAATAACATAGATCTAAAGAAAGAGTTCGAAGAGTACTTTCACGAACTGGAAGGATTTACTTTGCGTAGTGAACGATTCTACAATTCCTTTTCAGCAATTCCCAACAAGACAGCATTGGCAACATCCATGAAATTGTGGTTGGAGGCAGCATTCATACAAGGTGCCAGATCAATGGCACAGGACACAGTGGATACTCTGAGAGATTATGGTACTGCGGTTGCAGGTGTTAATGGTGTATATGTTACTCAATCAAAGGCATTTGATATTGCTGCCGATAACTTGATGACTTATTATACTCAGATTTTATCGGATGTGGAGTGAATAATGAACAAACGAATTAGAGAACTTGCTGAACAGTTAGATCCTGTTGCAACGATTGGCAATTGGGGTAGAGTTGAATGGTCAGATAATGTCTATCCACAACTGGGTGATAAGATGTATGCTGCTATTGATTTGCAAAAGTTTGCTGAGTTGATTGTTCGGGGGTGTGTCGATATTGCTCATACCAATGCTGATGTGGATGAAACCTATGATTATGCTTGTCATACTATTGCTTGGAAGATTCAAGAACACTTCGGAGTTGAAGAATGAATGAACTAATTAAACAACTAGAGAAACAATGCTGGGACAACCAAACCAATCACTTGGATACAGAAAAGTTTGCAGAGTTGATCGTTGCTGAGTGTGTCGCTGCTATTATGACCAAGGATCGGTATCGTAGAGAATATTTTGCTCGTGTGGTGCAGAGGCGTTTTGGTATGCTTGACGGCGATGATGATGAATGAACGAATTTATGAACTCTATAAACTAGCACACATAGACTATAAAGGTAGTAAGGCATTTGACCCCAAAAGGTTTGCGGAGTTGATTGTTGCTGAGTGTGTCGATATTGCTGATGATTATGTAAAGGATTACCTGGTTGAAGAACACATAAAATTTAACCATCCTAGAAGCAAAATTGGTTTGAAGATCAAACAACATTTCGGAGTTGGGGAGAAATAAAATTATACTAGTCGACTACAGTCAGACGGCACTCAGTGCTATCCTTTCATTCCAGAGAGAACTCAAGGGTAATGATGCAGATGTGGTGAATCTTATTCGCCATGTGATACTATCATCACTTCAGAATATCAAAAAGAAACATGGCAGAGAATACGGGCAATTGGTTATTTGCGCAGACGGCAGGAACTACTGGCGCAGAGACATATTTCCCCACTACAAGGCAGGTCGTAAAAAGACCAGAGATGCTTCTGGGTTGCCCTGGACCTTGATATTTGATACCATGAGTTCAATCAGAGACGACCTACAAGAAAACTTTCCGTATAAGGTTATTCATTATGACCGTGCCGAGGCAGATGATACCATTGCTGTACTATGTAAGTGGACGCAGGACAATGATCTAATCCAGGAGGGACTTGAAGAATCAGCACAGAAGGTATTGATTATATCCTCTGATCACGACTTCAAACAATTACACAGATTTTCCAACGTACGGCAGTGGAGTCCTAAGATAAAGAAACTGATGGTGGCAGAAACAGACTATATGACTGTGGGACATATTCAGCATATCGTCAAGGCAAGTGATGATGGCATTCCCAACATACTAAGTGCAGATGATGTGTTTGTAATTGGCGAAAGACAGAAGGTGGTATCCGCCAAGCGACTTGCGGAGTTTGTTGAGCATGGTTACAATGGTTGCAAGACAGATGATGAGCGCAAGAATTGGCACCGCAATATTCGACTGGTGGATTTTGAGTTTATACCCGCAGAAGTTTCTGAAGAGATTATAAATAGATTTGTGACAGGTGTAGTCGTCAACGATAAAATGAAAATTATGAATTACTTGATTAAGAACAGGTGCCGACTTTTACTAGACAATATTGAAGGATTTTAAAATGACAAGATATATCACAGAACTCCTTGAAGAGATCAACAAAGATACAACCGTACTATCGAAACACAAAGCAGATGGTGCACTGAAAATCGTATTCAGTTTCGCATTCAGACCTGAAGGCAAATTCATTTTGCCTGAGACAGATCCTCCATTCAAAGAAGATGCGGCGCCAATTGGTATGTCCCCCACTAACCTTATGCAAGAGTTGCGCAGGTTCTATGTATTCTGTCGCAAGGACCTCACTGCAGTTCGACGTGAAGGTTTGTTCATACAGTTGCTGGAAACCGTACACCCAAATGAGGCACAGTTGATGCTGCATATCAAGAATCAAAATCTGCCGGACTTGTATCCAAACATCACACACAAGTTAGTTGCAGACCATGGATTTGTACCGCAACCTTCAGAGAAAGAGAAACCAGCAGCAAAAAAATCTGGGGCGACTACTTCCGCCATCTTATCACCAGAAGTAAACCCAACCCTGTCCGTTGGTGTGTAAACAGAGATGAATCTATTCGTTGAGATACTGCTTTGGATTATGATAATTCCTGCGTCGATGATATTGATATTGACCCTATGGTTTCTAGTCCTATACGCATGGGTCATCCTCACATCCATCGGTAAGAAATAATGAAAGACAGATACGTTGTAACCTACTTAGAAATGGCAGAGACCTTTTCGAAACTATCCCATGCAAGTCGGTTGAAGGTGGGTGCCATTATTGTCAAGGATGATCGTATTATATCACTTGGGACTAATGGCACCCCATCCGGTTGGGATAATACCTGCGAAGATGTGATAGAGCACTATGAAGACGGTGGCATGATCACCAAGACTAAACCAGAGGTAATGCACGCAGAGGAAAACGCAATCTGCAAACTGGCAAAGAGTACTGAGTCCGGTGAAGGATCTGTTATGTTCTGTACACATGCTCCGTGCATCGCCTGTGCCAAACTAATTTATGGTGCCGGTATTAGTAAAGTGTTTTACCGCAATATATATAGATGTACAGATGGAATAGATTTTCTCGAGAAGTGCGGCGTCACAACACATAGGATCCCAAAATGATAAAGTCTATAGTAAAGTTCAGTGCGTTATTGATAGTGATATTGGGTGCTCTCAAGGTTGCTCATATCATAGACATATCTTGGTTGGAGGTAATATTCCCTGTCTGGATATTCCTGTGTCTACTAATTACACTATCAATACTTGGATATATTATTGTAAGTACATTTGTGGAACGATAATGAAAACTCGGCAGAATCTAACTGCCATCATCACAGATCGTAAGGGTAATGTTCTGAGTATTGGCAAGAATAGTTATGTAAAGACTCATCCGTTGCAGGCACGACATGCGGCAATGATGGGCGTACCGGATAAGATCCACTTACATGCTGAGATACATGCCATCACATTATGTAAGAAACTGGACCGAGCATACAAGATTTCAGTATTCAGATATGGTAAGAATGGTAAACCATTACTCGCCAAACCCTGCAGTATATGCCAGAGTGCAATCAGAGCAACTGGAATCCAGATTATTGAGCATACTTGACTTGACCTTTATTCAGTAATCAGGTATAATTGTTATATAGATAGGAGATGATATGCATTACAAAGGGATAGTACAGTTGGACGAAGATACCGGTGAGCATATGTTGGAGTTTCCAGTTGATCTGATGGCAGAGGTAGGTTGGGAGATTGGTGATAACATAACGTGGACCGACAACAAAGATGGTTCCTTTACATTATCAAAGTCAGTGAACAAATGGCAGCAACTTGAATTATCATTGTAGTAAACTTATAGGAGAGTAAAAATATGGAAGCATGGGGATCGCATGTAGCATTGGATTGTGCAGGTGGTAATGATAACATCAAGGACAGACAGCAAGTTTATGATTTCGTAAAAGAGTTAGTGCCTGCAATTGATATGAAGGCATTTGGCGAACCAATCATTGAGCATTTTGCTGCCCATGCTGAAGACAAGGCAGGATTTTCTCTGGTACAATTGATTGAGACATCTTGCATTACTGCTCACTTTGTAAATTCCAATGGTGATTTCTATCTGGATATTTTCTCATGCAAGCACGTTGATGCCAATGTTGCAATTGAGGTCGTGAAGAAATACTTCGCACCAAAGAGTATCAAGCAACACTATCTAGTGCGCCAAGCATAATATGAGTGACTTAGATTTACGCCAAGAGTTTGCTGCATGGTGCAAAGAACATGCTTTCACCATGGATAGTGATTTGCAGGCAGCGTTTGTGGCAGGTGCAACTAAGATGCAACAACATTATACCAAACCAAGTTTTCCACCAATGGGCGAACGACATTGATCAATATTGTTGAAAAGATTACAGTATCAAAAGAGGTAGTGAATAAACTATCCAAGGTTGATAAGGTAAAGGCATGCGTGGGTAGCTCAGCGGTAGAGCACGACGTTGCCAACGTCGGGGTCGCGAGTTCAAACCTCGTCCCACGCTCCAGCAATATCAGAGCAATGGCACGACTGGCTGGTTGCACCTTTGGACGGAACTTTGATGGAGTGGAATTAGTATTTGGTACATATGAGAATACCAATTCTAATCATATCACAATGGCAGATCTTGAAAGATACACTAAATTGATTATTGCAGATACATTGAGAGAAAATGAAAATAACATTGAACCGTGAACAGATTGCTAAGTTGAATGAGGTGGTAGATCACTTCACTGAGATCAATAAGTTTACCATTGAGACAGATAATAGTGAAACTGATCAAGTTTCCGTAAAGTTTGATCTATTTGATGTTGATGAGGCAACAAAATGATTAAGATCGTAATCAATAAGTGCTTCGGTGGGTTTGCGTTATCAGAGGCAAGGTTAGTTCGATATGCCATTCTGAAGGGTGTTACAACGCATCCAGATGATGAAGACTTTCCTATTCAGCAATGGTGGATACCAAGGGATG